GACTGCCGCGTCAAAGGTCACTGGTGGCATGGGCCAATCGTTTCGTGGGCTTTGGTCTTGCGCGAAAACTGCCAACACGCCTTGCAAATAGGCTTCGAGCGCGTCAAGTTCCGCGCATGTTTTGTTTGCGGCCGTCAAATTGATGCGAAGGTAGATGAGAGTCGGCTGGTAGTCGCTGCCGAGTCCCACGCTTTCGAGGTGTTCGAGCGCGGTTACGCTTGGCCGGAATACTGAAATGTAATTCGCCACGGCCTCTTCGACTTCCGCGCTTGTTGCAGTCGCAGGCAATACCAACGGCTGACGACTTGGGTTGTAGTCATCGGATATAACGATTGCGATTGGTGAGTAAGCTATTGCCATTATAGTAGAGCAGAAATTTGCAGAAAAACTATACCACCGCGAGGTGCGCCAGTTTGAATAGTTGTTGCGCCTGCGGTCAGTGTAGGCCATGTTCCGAATGTCTGAGAAACCAACCTCCAGCCTCCAGACGCTGTTGCTGAGCTTGATATTGTCGCCAGCGTTGGCGCACCAATGGCAAATGCTGCTGCGAGTTGAGGCGCGCCACTCAAATGCTGCATGGTGATCGCTGCGCTTGAATTAGTCGCCATCCAGTAAGTTGTTTTTTCGGAAAGATTAAAGTCCGTTACATTGTCGGAAATTACGCCGGAAGTCGCACTACTCAAACTGACAGTTGTCGCAAGAGGTGCGCCGTCAGGCTCGCCATCGGCTGATGCGTAAATTGCTAACTCAACCGATGATGCGGCTACTCCAGTCGTTACACGCGCTCCAAGTTCGTCGACTGTGATAGCCCGCTGAACTGTGAAAGGGTATAAATAAATCGTGTTTGCAACCATCGCTGCGCCTGCGCCAAGGGTTCCATAATGGGGAGAAATCCAATGGCCGTTTGCATAGAGGTTGTTTGTTGCACCGCCTGATGGCGCGGCCCACGTCCCATCTGCGCGAAGAAAGTTTGACGTCCCTCCGCCGGATGATGGCGCAAGGCCTTTTAAACTCGAGGTGAACGTATCAAGCAATGCGGTCGCTTGCGCGCTGGTCAGGTCTTCGGGCGAGCCACTTCCGGCCGTTGTCCGGCCTTTGATTGTGGCGGTTGCAACGTCTGCGAGTTTCGCATTTGTTACGACGCCGTTGTCGATTGTCCAAGTTGCTCCGGACGCGGAGACTGTTATGTCGCCCTTGTCTCCGTCTGAAATCCCACCTCCGCCGGTGGATGGTTGCTGGATGTTTGCGCCGATCATGCGAGTAAGATCAAAGCGTTTTTCTCGGTGGGTTCGGGAAATTTGATTTCAAACGACCCGTCGAAAACCGAACGGTCAGCGCCGAAATTCAACGCGCAGATCACGGAGTTATTCTTCGATGCGTTGTAAATGATCGCGCCGTGAGCGGTAAAGGATGCGCGGTCGATCTTCAGGTCGTTGAACGTCACGAACGCGCTGCGGCCTGCCATGCCGTTCTTGAAGCCTGTGAGCACGTAGCCGCCGCGATCGTAGCCCGGCCCGCTGACTTCGCCCGCTTCGGTGTAGTGCGCGAGTTCCGGCCCGATCGTTGCGCGGCTTGTATAGAGCGCGATCTTGTAGGTGTCGGTCGATTGGTGGATGCCAAGCAAAAATGCTTGCTTGGCTGAGAGTGCGATTCCTTGTGCGATCATTTTGTTTTAAGTTGTGCGTAGCAGACTGCTGCGCGTTCGGTTGTGTCTGGAAATTCTGCGAGCATGGTGTCATCCGCCATACAGCGAGCGACGAAATCCTTTTCAGACTCGCCCCCCGTAGGGGACGGAATGACAAACTCGGTTAGGCTTGGAAGCGATAGGCTGGCAACCCGTCCGTGTGCGTCGCGTTGGAATTTCATGTTGAGACCTTTCTTGGCCGCTTCCTTTGCGGATATGCGCCGTGCCTTCGCCGCTGCCCATGTCTGCCCAGCGTCACCGCCCCACAATGCCCATGCAATGCGGCCTGCGGACGGAAAGCCATCTTCGCCTGGTTGAAAACCTTGCCCTTTTTTATCAACTTCGTGCCGCGAAAAATATGAGTGCATCCGCTTCACAGTTTCGTCGGAAAGATTTTCGCCGTTTGAGATGTCGCGAGCGCGTGCGACTCCAACATTTGTACCGCCGCGATTGTATTTTGCACGCCACTCCAATCCCTTCTTGGCTTCGGCGATCATGCCGCCGGTCGGCTTGTTTTTGCCGTCCTCGAATTGCAAGGCTGCGGCCTGTTGCGGTACGGGTGTGGGTGCTGGCTCTGCGTTGATGATCTGGTTTGCGCTCGCCTCATCCATGCCGAAAACGGTGCGGAGTATGATGCCGACTTGTTCAGGTGAAAGCTCACCGCGACCAAGTGATGCGAGGATTCCCGAGAGCGCATCCGTGCCACCGATGCCGATGGTTTCGATGAGCGGAGCAACCTCGCCAATCTCAGGCGTAATGTCGATTGCTGACTCAGGTACCGAATCGGAAATACGGCTTGCTTGAATGTCAAACTCTTGTCCCAGTTCCTTGATCATACCGGCCTCCTTCGCCCTTGCGCGAAGTGCCTCTTCGTAGTCCTCGCCTGCGTCTGCGTAAATCTGGCCGGCTGTTTTCAGTCCCGCCTTCCAAAGCGCGATGTCGGCTTGCGCTTCGCGCCCGTAGTCGATGCTGACCTTTGCTGGCCAGCACCAGCGGCCATCGAGCAAAAATTCTGAGTCTTCAATCTTCCCTTGTGAAACGCCGTCGAGAAGGACGATGTTCTTGATGCGGTTGAGAAACTGTGATTCGAGAAGCCCGCGCCACCGAGCAAACGTGCGCTCGGCCATAGCTGCTTCCATGCGTGCCATCGGCCCGCTCTTGTCTGCGTCGAATGCGAAGCCGTAGGGCAGGCCGACTGACATGCAAATGTGCGACTGCACAAGCCGGATGAACTCGCCGAACGCTCCGCCCGGGCGCTCGCTTTGAAACATTTCCATCTTCTCGCCAGGCGAAAGATAATTGATCGCGCCGGGGTCGATGTTCGAGAGCTTCTCAGTTTGCCCGTTATCATTCCGTGAGCTGGTCGCGAAGTAGTCGGATGCGTCTGCCGATCCGTTCTCGGTGGTGATAACGCCGGTTTGGTAGCTGGCATACTTGATCGCTTGGATTTCGGCCTTCAACGCCTCTTGCAAGTCCCGCGCGGCGTTCAGCGCCGTGGCAAATGCGGAGCGCCCGCGATATTCGTCGAGCCGAGTGGCGTCGAATAGGTGGATAAACTCCGCTGCGTCGATATCGGTCGGGTCGAGGTATTGGTTGTTTATCGTGCGGACATATATCTGGTATTTCTCCGGCCTGCCATATTCGTCCAGCATGATGCCGCCGATGTATTTGTCCGAGTCGATCAAACGGTTGTATGGCGAGCCGATGCGGTCGGCTTCCACGCTCTGCAATCGGAGTTCTCCGGCTTCGCGGACGATAACAAACCCGCAGTCGCCATCGCGTAGGATTGCCATGACAGCGAGCTGAAGCAGGCTGGTGAAATCGTGCCTCCGTAGGAAATCGCACTTGCTGCACCAGTCGGCCCAGTATCGCTCAACCTGCGCGTCGAGGTCTTTGTTTCCGGTGCGGGCTTGGTAGGAGAGTCGGCCCGAGACGTAGGTTGCAAATTTCAGTAGTAACGAGCGCACCGGTGGGAAGTTGTCGGCAAGATCGCGAGCCGCGCGGATGAGCTTGTAACGCTCGGCTGTGCCGCTCGTGTCCTCGCCTCCGGCGATGTTGCGCGAGATCCCGCGCTTGCTGGATTCCAGTGCCGCGTCGAATCGCCCGAAGTTGCGCAGGCGGTCTTGCGCAATCATGCGGGCCATTGCGGCCTTCGGTGCGACAACGGCCAGAGCGCGAGTAAAAAAGTCTTGTTTCATGTATTAGGGGCGCTGTGTCGAAAAGGCTGATACGGTACGCTTCACTCTTGAACCACTTGCGTATTCGATTGCGGATTGCAACTGCCCGACGATGTTGGAAACCTCGGTCAAATTGGCCCGAGTAAACGACCGCCCTGCGATGCTGTAACTTGCCCCCGCCACGGCGATTGCCTCAAGACATGCGATATATTTTTCCTGCAAGTTTTGAAGCGTTGCAAGCGGAAGCCCGAAAAAAGTTGAATTTTGCGCCATCCTTGGGCGCTGGTGTCAAAGAAGCCATGCGATAAACTTCCCTCTGCTCATTGTTCCTCGCTGAATATCGAAATCCCGCCAGACCTCGGCTGGCATGGAAACGGAGCGCGTCACGACTGTCCGCCCCTTGGCGTTGGCGTTCTTCTTGCCTTTCGGACGGCCCGCGCCTTTGCGCGGTCCGCCGTGGGTGGTGGGCTTTTTCATGTTAGGCTGCCCGAAAGATTGGTGCCATTGAGTAATTGTCAGGGCGCAGATATTCAAACCCGCTGCAATCTGTGTGGATTTTTGTTTTGGATGTTTTCCCGTCGCGTTGAATCGTTGCCATTTTTGCAGTGCGGTTAATGACAAACAACTGAAAAACGCATTCAAAGTCGCAAACACTGCGGGCGAAATATGTCGTGGCTGGTTTGATTTTTTTGTCGGTGTTCATTTTTTTGTGTTGGTAGTGGCGCGGGGATCGAACCCGCGCCAGGTGGTTTTTTCATTCGCGTGTTTCTTCGCAGTCCCATACGGCAAGGTCGTGAACTATGGAGGGGACGTCGCCGGCGAATGTGTCGTGGTCTTGGCCAAGGTCGGTGAACTGAGCTTCCCAGTTGTCGCCCCAGACGCGGAGGCCTGCGGCGTTGAGCTGGGCGTTGAACCCTGCGGAGATCAGGGCGGTGAGTGCGGATGTTTTGGTTTTCATTTTTTGATTTTCGGTTTTTTGTTTGTTTGGTCAAGTCTGGCGCAGGGGATCGAACCCGCGCCGGGTGGTTTAGATTGAGCGAACAAACTCTGCCTTTGTTTTAGCGGCTTCATACATAGCCACCCACATTGTTGAGTAAGCATAGCCGCAGTTAGAGCCACCGATTACATGCCATCCTTGGTTGTCTTTAAGAACTTCCACTTTTGTTTCGTGGCGGTAGTGGCTTTTTGCGATTTTTGTCCATCCTGTCATCAGTGATTTTGTTTTCATTTTTTGTTTTGGTTTTTTGTTTTCGTCGTTGGCGTGGTGCCTTCGATCTGGAATGACTATCTCACGAACTTGATTTTTCGTCAACAATTATTTTCAAGAAAATGAAATTATTTTTTACCGCCCGCAGAGCCGCATGAACACTAGCTCTGCGGACGCAACCATTTTCGTGACGCCACGAAAATGTTCACTCCCCAATCGGCAAAACTCCCGCGAGCATAGCCGACGCGAGCGCGATGCACTCGCAGTCGAATAGATGGTTCGGCCTCCCGCCGATCCGCACCCAGCGCGACTCCACCTGTTTCGTTTTGGAATTCACGATATCTTTTTTCATTTCGCTAACCATCTGCGCTCGGTAGTCGGTGCTTGCATCCCTTGGAGTTTCCCACTTCGGCATTGCGTCCGGTTGGCGGATTGCGGCGAGCTTGTCCTTTATCTTTTCGTTCGAGTGGAAAAAGTAAAACGCGCGGAGGTTGTCCGATCCAGCGACTGCTGTTTCAATTTTTGAGACAAACTTTTTTACACGCCGCCCGTTGCCGTCGATATGCGAGAAGCCATCTTGCCCCGATCCGTGCGATGCCGTCCAGCCGTTGCGCGCGCATCGCTCGTAAACCAGCGGAGTGTCGTAACCGGCGTCAATGACTACGCTCCGCCCGGGCACGTTGTATTGCAGGCCGAGCGATTCGATGGTCTCCCACGTCAGGATTTTGCCCTCGGATAAAAGCATGGATGAGCCATCCGCACGGAATGCGCGGATGACATACCAAAAATGATCGCGCTGTTTGTCCACGCATAGAAAGCGCCGGTGTTCGCCGTCGATCTTCTGCCCGTCGAGGAAGTCGCTCTTGGCGTAGTCGCCGGCTGTGATCTCCGGCAGGTCGGAAACAATCTCTTCTTGCCACGTCTGCGCCTTGCGCTTCTGAATAAATTGCTTCAGCGGCTCCAAGTTGCCGTTGCCTTTGGCTTCGCTGGCCTCGAGGAACTCTTTCACAATCGAAAACCACGGTATCCACCATACGCCGTAGGCTGGCACTTCAAACGAGCGGTGGCCTCGGACGGGGTTCGGGTTGAGAGCGCGGAATGTTGCAGTATTTGAAAGGTTACGGCGAGTCGCTGCGGTGTCGGGAAATTGCGTTTTGCAATGCTCGCACTCCATGCGCACCGAGTCCTGCACAGCGTCCCAAAGCATCTCCCCCGCTGCGTTCTTCGGTTGCTCAAATTTGATCGCGTCGAACGTGTATCGCTGCCACGCTTGGCAATGCGGGCACGTCCAGCCCCAGACTTCGCGCGTGCCGCTGTCCCACTCGTGCTCCATTTCATCGTTGCTGCTACCTCCCTGCGAGCATAGGAACGTCTTGCGGTTCCAGCGGTCGTGATGTCGGGCTTTCAGCTCCTTGATCATGCCGTCTTTCCAGCGCCACACTTCATCGCCGATGCAATAGCGCATGGATTTTTCTTGCAAGTTCGTCATGTTCGCCCCACCTGCAAACAAGACCATGTGCGGAAAGAATATCGTCGTCTTGCGGAGCGCGTGCCGGTCTTCGGGGAATAATGCGCGGACTGGCTCACACTCTTTGAAAATTGGCAGCAATCGCGACTCCGTCCAATCCTTCACCATGTCGTCAGTCTGCCCCACGAAAAGCGTCGGCCCTGGCTTCTGCGCGACAATGAAGCACGCAAGAGTTTCCATCATCGTTGTCTTCCCCGCGCCGGTGCTCGCGCGGAGAAAGACCTGCGTGGCTTCGTCGTCCGTGACGGCAAGCAAGACATCGTTCATCCACGGCGCGACCGTGCGGTCAAAGCGGCTCGCGCGGTCTGAGTTAGGAAAGCGCACGTGCGCCTCGGCCCAGTCGAGAATCGTCCCGTCGTAGGCGAGTTTGATCCCCTCGGCTGTGCCTGCGCGTTTCGATCCGCTCATTTCATTCCGAAAATTGATTTCAGCGCCTCAACCTGATCATTTGGTTGATCCCGACAATATGGTCCGTCTGACTCAATTTCTCCGTCGAAGTAAGCAACGTCCCACGTCGTCTCAAACATCTTCCGAAGACCGCGCGCGGTCATTGTGACGTTGCCATCGCCGTCGAATGACGGGTTGCGTTTGACATAGATTTTCCAGAGTTGTGAGCGTGTCATGGCTTTTCGAGTTCGTCTTTTATTTCGGAGAGGATTTGTTGCGTGCGCTCGTGCAGCTTCTTTCGCAAGGTCACTTCGTCGAGCCCTGCCAGCGCCCCGCTTGCGTCATTGACAAGCGCGGCGAGCTTGGCGGTGAATACGGCTCCGATCCGGATGCCGTCTTCGCGCACTTGAGCTTTCGGCTCGTAGTCGCCCTTCAGAATCGCGAGTTGCATTTCCAGCTTCTCGCACTCGAGTAGCGCCTTCTTTGTCCGTGCTTCGTTGTAGTCTGCAGGTGTGCGCTCTTCCAAAAACTTTTTGCGCCAGGCGGTCGCCGATTCCACGCTGTCCATCGGCATGCCTTGCTTCATCATCTTGGCGACGTTCTGTTGCGTCATGCCCCATAGCTCCGCGAGTTCAGCCTGCGTAAAAGGTTTCTTTTTTGTGTCTTTTTCAGCCTGTTTTTTACAACTAGGCATTTTTTGCTTATTCATAGGAGAGTTGCGAGAGTTTGGTTACC